ATGCGTAAGTACGGTTTCGGAGGATACAGCATCTACCGGTATCTTGTAAACGAGGCTCTCCATCAAGGGGACTATTTCCTTCCCTGGTGTGAGGAGACAGCCCGGAAAACCGCTTCCTACTGGAATACTTCTTTGGAAGATGTTACCCGGATTGTGAAGGGTTGCATACAAGTCGGCCTGTTCAATGGCGGACTGTACAGGAAGTACCGGGTACTTACTTCGGAGGACATACAGCAGAACTATCTAAAGACCTGCTGCATGCTTTCCCAGCTTCCCAACATATCCGAAGAGCTGGAGCTTGCGGTCAGTTGATTCATAAGACTATTATCCACTTTAAATAAATAAGCTTATGCCAAAAACAGCAAAAAAAGGTTTCACCTATTTCAGATTTGAAACCGACCATTTTTATGATCCGAAAGTCAAGCGGCTAAAGAACAAATTCGGAATGGAAGGCTGGGGCGTTTTTCATTTCATCGTGAATGAGATCTTTCGTGTGGAAGGATGCTACATGGTGATGGATGCCGACGGCCTGTTCGACATAGCGGACTATTCCCGCATGGATGAGTGCCGTATTGCCGCCATCATCGATTATTGTACAGACCTGGGACTGTTCGACAAAAGGCTCTGGCAAGAGAAACAAATCCTTACCAGCAAATACATACAGGAACTGTATACCGGTATCTGTAAAGCCATTCACCGCAGGCCTGCCATTCCCGGAGAACTTCTTCTTTATTCACCGGAAAATTTGCAGGAAACAGTGCCCGCATCATATCCTGTCCCGGAAGAGCGGGCATCCACTATGGAAGCCAACGTTTCAGTCTTATCCGAAAAAAAGAAGGCTTCCCGACCGGAATCTCCCTATACCCATCCGTTACCGGCTTCAGGAGTATCACATGAGGTTCTTCGCGAAAAAGCTGAAATACTTCGCGAAAATAAACCACAAAATAAAAACAAAGAAAACATATCCTCCCCAAACCCCTCAAACATTCCTTCGGGAAATTCGGATGAGGAGAATTTTCTTTCAAGGAAGCTCAAAAGCATGGGCGTATCCGAGAACAATATCCGGTGGGTACATTTCCTGAGAGGATATTATCCGGATTTTCCAGTCGAGACAGCTATCCGGGAGATTGAGCAGAGCCATTTCCAGCTTACCACGTTCAATTATCTGGAACCCCTGATAAACAACTATATCGCCAAGTACAATGCCGAATACGGACAGGCGGACCGTGAAAGGAAACAGGCTGAGACGATGCGCTCCATGCGCAAGACCCTCGATCTTCTGGGGATAGCCGCAAGAGACCAGCAGGAGATCATGCAGCTTGCCGCCGTCGCACCTGTGGTACTGGCTTCCGTCCTGAAGGAAACCTGGGGCAACAGGAAAATTAAAAGCCCCACAAGGTTTATCCTGAACCGTATGCGCCAGACCGTACCCATGTCGGCATAGAGAATGAATTTTAGGAACAATCAAACATAACAAGTCATGACATCACAGGAAGCCAATTCGATACCGTTGGAAGATATTCTCTCCTATTACGGGCATAATCCTTCCCGGCACTTCGGGGGATATGACATGTACAGTTCGCCTTTCCGGCGTGACAGCTCGCCGAGTTTCAAGGTTTTCAAAGAGGAAAACCGCTGGTATGATTTCGGCGAGGGCACTCATGGCAGGGCCGTAGACCTGGTCATGCGCATTGAGAACTGTTCCTTTCCGGAGGCTATGCGCCGTATCGGGGAAATGGGCCTTACAGGACAGGCCGGTGTTACCTCCGGACAGACTTCCGTCCGGGAGAAGAGAGCACTTTCGGGAAGTTCGATGAAGATTCTGGAAACCGTTCCCTTGGGAAACTGCCATCTGCTTGAGTATGCGGCCTCGCGTGGTATCGATGCGGACGTCATCCGTAAATATTGTGTGGAGGTTCACTACTGTTTTGAAAAGAACCCCCGCGAGAAATACGCGATTGGATTTGCCAATGACCATCAGGGGTTCGAATTGCGGAACAGCATGTTCAAGGGGTGTGCCAATACCAAGGACATTACCAGCATTGCAGAAGGCAACCGTTCCTGTGCCGTTTTCGAAGGTTTCTTCGACCTGCTCAGCTTCAAGCAGTATGCAAAGGACCATCCTGAATTGCCGGCACTGAGGAAGCTGGATGTGTGTGTGCTCAACTCCACAGCCATTGTCGAACGTTCGAAAGATTTCCTTTCAAGGTATGAGAAAGTACATGCTTTCCTTGACAATGACGGCCCGGGACGGGAGGCTTTCCGAAAAATGCAACGGTTCCTTCCAAAAGGTACGATATTGGTGAATGAGTCCGAGCGTCTGTATCCGTCATGCAATGATTTTAACGAATTCCTGCAGAAAATGAAATGTCCGGTAAGCGGGCATGAGATGTGAAGAGCAAAAAACAGAATAATGAAAACATTTGAAGAAATATACCGGGATGTAACAGAACGTAGCGGCTGCAATTCCGGAGAGACATTTGCAAGGGCCATGTTTGAAGAAGGTATGAGACAAAACCTTGAGTGTTGCATGGATAAGGCAGCCGGTTCCTATACGGATCTCATGGCCTTTGCAGGATGGTTTGGAAACCGTCTGGCCAGGGAGTCGGTCAGGTGTAATGCCGCCCGCGTAAGTTTCTCCCAGAATATTACAATTGAAGGGAAAAGATACACCACCCGGTTCGGGACTGTGACTTTCAGTACAGAAGAAAAGAAGAGCCTTGCAGAGCGGGCGGAAGAGATTGCCGAAAGACTGTTGTCATCCGGTCCGGCGCATGACCTGAAAGCGGTATTGAAAGAAGCCGTACTGACCGGCTACGATTTACAGAAGGATGATTTTGATGAAGATTAAACAATCAAGTATGAAACAGGAGAATGACATACCGGATAAAATTATGGAGCGTATCCGCAAGCTGATACGCCTGAAAAAGTCGACAACCTCGGAAGGAGAGGCGAACAATGCGGCCATACTGGTGAACCGGCTTCTGAGGGAGTATAACCTTTCCCTGCTTGACATAAATGAAAGGCAGCCAGAGGAGAAGTTCCAGATCAGGAGATCTGACAGGCTCAGTTTCAAGGATACATTCGGCAGTTACTGGAAGCGTGATCTGCTTCGTGTCCTGTGCCAATATAATTACTGCCGGCTGCTTATTTATCAAGGAACCACAGATATGACCATTGTTGGAACCGAAGAAAATATTGCAGCCGTAAGCGTCCTGTATGATTATCTGCGTTCTGCCTTCCGCAGGCTGGCGAATAAAAGACATCTAGAGTACGTGTCTTCAAAACAGGGGTATTACCGTACCGGAAAATACAAAAAGAAATATATCCGCTCATATCTTGAGGGAGCATCATCCGGACTGAGAGAACAATTTGAAGCCATACGCAATATTCCGGCGGAAACAGTCCGTGATACCGCCCTGGTACTTTGTCAGGGCGCACTTATAGACAAGTATCTGGAAAAAATCAGGACATGTAAAAAAGTCCTGACAAGAAATGCACAGACTGACTATCCCGCCTATTATTCTGGCATGGGTGACGGGCTGAGTATCAATCTGGACAGGCAAATAAAAGGGGGATGCATATGAGAGTATTCTGGATAGTTTTTGCCACTGTATATATACTGGGTTGGGTGTGGCTCTGTTATTCCGCCATGCATGCCCCCAGTGATCTGGATTTGTGGGGTGAAGAGATAGAATAAGCCATTTAAACTATAATAATATGTACTTTATACATTATATACAGACCTATGCGTCGGTAAACAGGAAAGGCAGTGAACTCCAGGAGTATATCCTGAAATTCAAAGACTGCCTGCTCAAGGACCGGAATGCACTGGATGACCTGAAAGAAGAGATTCACTGTCGGATAGAAGAGCTGGATGCCAAATATCCGCGTACCAAACCCCTGCATTTTGTTGCAGGAAAGGATACCGCCCCCCAATGGTACATCCATGTGGAAGGTAAATCGGACAACCTGGTATGCATCATATCGGTTACGAAAGTGAAATGCCTGTTAGGAGAAGGAACTGTTATCTTTCCCGGGGAAGAACCGGGCAACGGTAAGCCATGAGGAATACATTCTGGTTTGCTGTGGACTATGACGGTACGGGGCATCTTTTCACTTACAAGCCTGAAAGGGATACCGGCATATGGATCGGCAAGGAAGCCCTGCATATTCCCCAGGGAGCGTTCAAGGAAATGTTTCCCGGTATCACCTGGCAGGATATTCCCATAGCGGTAACATTGGAAGTGCTTCCTCGTGAGGAGACCTTCCGGCTACGCCTGTCAAAGAGTTGCAGTTATCTTTTCAGGAAATATATCCGTATCCCGAGGAAAGGAGAACAATCAAAACATTGGAGTCATGAATAAATCAGATGCAGAAAGAATTTTCCTCTTGGCAACCAAAAAGAGTGCTGAAAGAGACGGCACGACCTATTGTATAGGCGTGTTCAAATTAGGTACTTCAAATATGGAGTTTATTGTAGGAGAAACTGACAATGACCGGGAATACAAGGCCGGTGATGAAGTCACGTATATCTATAGTGCCGACTATACAAGTGATATGCAAAATGCATTGAACTGGCTGAATAGCATAAAATGAAAAAGGAATGGACTATGGAAATATTAACGGCATTACAATGGGCTAAAAAGGGTTTTATACCCAATGAGGGGGCGGAAGGTACAGAACAATGGACTAATTGTTATTACTCTGCCAAAGCTGTCTATTTCAAAGACTGTGAAGTACATGAAGATAAGGAAGCTGCAAAAGCCATCCTCTCTGCCAAAAGGAAAGAATATCGGGATGTAGCCAAGAAACGGGAAGAGAAGAGAAAACAGAATGCCGAATACCGGGAGAAAATGAAAACTCATTGGCAATGGTTACAAGAGGGAAGAATTCCTGACCCTCATGCACGTTGGAGAGTTGGAGAGGAATTGAATAGAATTTATAATACCTGTTCTTATGGCAGTAGATACTGTTATTGCCATGAGAGATATACCCATGAACCTAAAAATGATGAAGAGATACAAAAAGCCATTTTGGATTTTCATAAAAACGGAGATAGCTGGGGCTGAATATAAACAGTATAGAGATGAATAGATACATGGACTGGGAACTCTATGAAGAACCGCCTGAAGGATTCTCTATTGACAAACATACCGGTTCTCCTCTATTCGGATATGATTTCTTTACAAACGGTAAAAGTGTCCTGAAGGGTCAAAAGAGGGTTCTTGTGAAGGCCAACATACCTGCCAATGACGTAGCGGTTAATCACCCAACGAGCAAAATGCAGAAGCCCAAGAGCAAAGAGCCCAAACAAGACCCGATGATTAACCGTGATGTACGTCAAAGGGTAAACGTCTTTGCCCGCGAGAGATTTAAAGTGAAGCTGCTACAAGAAATAGAATTTGATTTAATGGTGTGTCAATTGGAAGGGTGGAGCATGGAAAGCTATGTCTTTGAGATTAAACAATTGATTGATGATATATTTCAGAAAATGACAAAATAAATAAAACTGTATAGAAATGAATAAAAAGGAAATATCAATGAAAAAAGGTCAGAAAGTACGCATCCTGCGTACAAATCAGATAGCGACAATCGTCGAAGTGGAGCTGATTCGTAAGAGTGGTAAAGTACACAGATATTGCCATCTGAAGATGGATAAAAAGCCGGACTTGTGGATGGACGCTTCAGAACTGGGTGGATTGGTGGAAAGGTGCCGGATAACTTTCCACGATGACAGAGGACAGGAACTATACTTTGATGTGGAGCGTGATTACCGCAAGGAGAATTTGAGTGTGACATTGACCGGGAAAAATCCGGAAAATCTCAAGGAGCATCACGGAATCAACATTATAATGGCTGAAATGTTGTGCAGAGGTTTTAAAACATATAAATAGCGTCCTTGATAACTCTTTTGCAAAACAATTCCTTTGTATCCGCTCAATGCTTAGAAAATGGATTTACTTCAATATTTTCCAGACAATAGTCAATCTTGGATTCCGTCTTATATCGAGTCAATGGGGATGGAGAAATTGGCGGAATACTATAATAAAGTGTTCATCAGGCTGTATGGGATGCAGCCTGGTGAATCTTTCCGGGTGCTTGAAAAGGTTAGTCCGGAGAATTATGACCTTTTCATGAAATGTGTGTATTCGTGTTTGTGCGAGTTTGACTTATACGGAGTACACAGCTACTATTTAGAAGAACAAGGCACTGTCATCCTCAGGAGATAGGGCCGAATAGATATAACAATGATAGACGAAAGGATAATAGAACAAATCATCGACCGTGCCGACATAGTAGACGTGATAAGCGAATATGTCGAACTCAAAAAGAAAGGCATCAACTACCAGGCATGTTGCCCGTTCCATCAAGAAAAGACACCCAGCTTTGTCGTGAATCCGGCGCGTGGTATCTGGCACTGTTTTGGATGCAGTAAGGGTGGGAACGTTATAGGTTTTCTCATGGAGCACGAAACCATGACTTTCCCGGAGGCAGTCCGTGCACTTGGAAAACGTTACGGTATCACCATTGAGGAAGAAACACTGACTCCAGAGCAAGAGCAAGCACGGATGAAGCGAGAAAGTATGTTCGTTATCAATCAAAGATGCGCCGAACATTTTCGTAAAAATCTGCTTGACAAGGCTAATAAAAATGCGTTTGAGTATGTCAAAAGCCGCTGGGGGATGGAATTCTCCGAAGAGATGGGCATAGGATTTGCTCTTGAAAAATGGGATGATTTACTCAAATTTGCCCAGGTTTCCAGCTTGTCCATTGAACTGATGAAAGAGATGGGGTTGTTGAAAACCGGGGAGAGAGGTAATATCTATGATGGTTATCGTAATCGCATAATGATTCCCATTCGTGACAAGTTTCGTAGGATAATAGGCTTCACCGCTCGTGACTGTTCCGGAGATAAATCGGCGGCTAAATATATAAACTCCAACGAAAGTGACATATACCATAAACAGGATTCTATTTTCGGTATTGATACGGCTATACGTCAGGCTGCCAAAGACGATAAGTTCTATTTGGTAGAGGGTGCTCCCGATGCGATGCAGCTGAAGCGGATTCGGGTTAATAATGCTGTGGCACCGCTTGGCGGAGCATGGACAGAAAGTCAGATGGAACAGTTTAAGAAGTATGCGACCAAGGTCTGTTTTCTTCCTGATGCAGACCCACCTAATTTTGAGAAAGGAGAAAAATTAGGTGCAGGTATTCGCAATACGATGCGTAACGGTTTGCTGGCCATGAAATCCGGACTGGGTGTATCGGTCAAGGAGTTGCCCCTGGGAGAAGCGCAGAGCAAGAATGACCCGGATACCTATTGTACAAGCATACAGAAGTTTCAGGAATTAAAGGAGGTCGATTTTATTCCTTGGTATGCCCAGCATATATTTCAGGATGTAAACACTACCGAAGAGCGGAGCGATGCCATCAATACTATTAGTGCAATGGTTGTGATGGTCAAAGACGAGGTAAAAGAATCTATGTACCTCAAGCAGCTGCAATCTTTTTATGAAGATAAAAAACTGTGGCAGACGGCCATTAACCGCGCGAAGAAACTGGACAAGGCAAAGCAGGTTATTAGTGAGAGCAAGAAAATAGACCGTGACCTGTTGGGTAAATACGGTTTCTATGAAGAGTACAACGCTTACTTTGCATTGGCCGGTGAAACAGGCAAGCCGGTACAGTGGAGTAACTTTATTATGATGCCTATGTTTCATATCAAAGACTCCTTGCTCCCCAAACGTTTGTATCGTATCAAAAACCAGAATAAGCAGGAAGAAATTATTGAGATGAAGCAAGAAGACTTGGTTTCACTCTCCAAATTCAAACAAAAGGTAGAAGGGTTGGGTAATTACATTTGGCTGGCTTCCGAGAAAGAACTGACTAAATTGAAGATGTTCCTTTACGAGCAAACAGAAACAGCTCTTGAAATTACTCAACTGGGGTGGCAGCGTCAAGGTTTCTTTGCGTATGGCAATGGCTGTTTCGATACTGAATGGCATACCGCCGATGAATACGGTATTGTACGCCTGCAAGGAGGTAATTTCTATCTGCCAGGATGTAGTACCATTTATCGCGATGATATTAAATTATTCCAGTTCGAACGGCGGTTTGTGTATACTTCTTATAATAATGTCAGCTTGAGGGAATACAGCGACAAACTGGTGCAGGTATTTGGCGATAATGCTAAAGTGGGTATCTGCTTCCTGCTGGCTTCTCTCTTTCGGGATATAATCGTTGGACAGACGAAAAGTTTCCCCATTCTGAACTTATTCGGTCCGAAAGGTAGTGGTAAGTCGGAACTCGGTCACAGCCTGATGTCGTTCTTCATCATCAAGAATACACCGCCCAATATCCAAAATGCCACCATTGCTGCATTGGGTGATGCGGTGGCTCAATGCGCCAATTCTCTTGTACACATTGACGAGTACAAAAATAGTATAGACCTTGACAAACGGGAGTTCCTGAAAGGGATTTGGGATGGTACCGGCCGTAGCCGGATGAACATGGACAGAGATAAAAAAAGAGAAATTACCTGTGTGGATTGCGGTGTGATTCTATCCGGGCAAGAAATGCCGACAATAGACATTGCCTTGTTTTCCCGACTTATATACTTAACTTTTACAAAAACAGAATTTTCAACATCAGAAAAAAGAGCGTTTGACGAGTGCAAAAGCATTCGGGATTTGGGACTTTCACATCTAACTTTACAGCTGCTGCGTCACCGTGCAAAAATGGAGACAGATTTCTCTACTAATTATCGCCAGTGTATGGATGATTTAAACGACCGCTTGAAAGGCGAGTCCATTGAAGACCGCATACAACGAAACTGGGTGATACCATTGGCTGCGTTCCGCACACTTGAAGCTGTACTGGATGTACCATTCATGTATCGGGACCTGTTGGGCATCTGTGTCGATGGTATCATCCGGCAGAACCGTGAATGTAAAAGCAATAACGAACTGGCTAATTTCTGGAATGTGGTCAGTTACTTGCAACAAGATGGCGAGATATTCCTGGAGGCGGATTTTCGGATAGATTATCTCTCCAGTCTAAAGACTAATAAAGTCAAAGATTTGGTATTCAAACAGCCGCGCCCTGTTTTACGAATGCAAACCGACCGTATCTTTATGTTGTATAAGAAGTTTGCCCGCCAGGTAGGTGACAATGCATTACCTACTGAATCACTGAAATTCTACATCGAAAACTCTAAGGAATACTTGGGCGTGCAGAACTCAGTCCGTTTCAAGAACATACAAAAAGGGGTTGAAGTCACTAAGGAAGTAGAGGTCGACGGTAAAAAGTACTATCGCAAAACAAGTAGTACGAAACAAGCACTTTGTTTTGACTATACTGAGTTGATGGAGAACTACAACATCAATCTCAATATTGACATGGGAGTATCGGAGATAGAAGAAAGTGATGCTCATTATAAAGCGAAAGAAAACGGCAATTCTCCATATATGTTTTAAAATGTCTATCATAGTTGTGAGAGAGGCCCTTGCCTGTGAAGGTAGGGGCTTTTTTATGCACTTTCTATACTCGAATATAGGCTTTATTTTGAGGGAAAAAATACTTCTACACTTTCTACACTTTCTACAATGTTATAAATCAATGTATTAGTATATAAAAACGACTTCTATACATTTCTACAACTTTCTACAAAATGCAGTTTTTCTATATTTCTTCTACAAAATGGCACTTTATAGACAGATTTTCTACACTTATTACCCAATAATAAAACCGTTATATTATTGATATATAATCGTTTATGCTGATTGTAGAAATTGTGGAAGGTGTAGAAGACAAAAAGTGTCTGCTCGAATTGTGAATAAAAAAAACAGCAATATGAATAATATATAAACTGATATGGCTATATTTGTATAAAAATCAAAGCTTTAAATGATAAAGAAAGACCGATTTGTCTGCTGGCTTCCTTGTAAACCGTATGTCAGGCAGTTCTTGCTGTATAACTTCAATGCTCCGGATGATACATGGGACGAAATAGTCAACCTGTCATCGGATAAGGAGTTACAAAATGATTTCCTTTCCCGGCTGTCAAAACGTGGCCGCTATGAAAACAGATACCGGAACCTTTACCGTTATACTGCCAATGTAGCGGTGGAAATACGCCGTGACGATTTCTACCGTTATGGATGGGCTTTGTCGAACACCGAAGCGGTGGCGTTCGGAAACAAGGTAGAACGGCGTATCAAGCAGATGCTTTTCCTCTATCTCGATACCCATGTGAGTATGGGGATTCCACTCTCAACCGCTATCCGTAACTTTCAGAACAGTTTCGGATTCGATGAAGACACCTGGTCATATGATACCATCCGCAGAGAATATAACCGGCACGGCTATCGGAAAACCGTAGAGAATACAACGATTTTAGATTTTATTAACCGTATAATCTTGGGGAAGTTGTCCGAGTTTGGGACAATTTCCCAGCAAGGGAAATTAGCCTATGAAAATAATAAACTATGATTTTGAAAATATCGGTGGCTTGTTGAAGGTTCTTGCCGTTCCGCCTTCCTCGTTTTTGAGAGTCCGCAAGGATTATGTTACAGGCCTGAATTATCTGGAACTGCGTAACCGTGACAGTATCATTTCCCTTCCGATATATGCGGATGATACCTATTCCTTTTCCGAGGACAAGGAAAACGGAGATGCGGGTGATGCCTGGTCGGTAAGAGTTGAAGGAGTCATTCCGAAACTGTCACCGGTAAACCGGGAGTTGCTTGAAGTATTGGAACGCGGATTGTGGTATGTACTGGCGGTTGACGGAAACGGCGAGGTTCATTGGTGCGGCCAGGAAGAGGCACTATTACAGTTCAATACAAGCAATACCAGCGGACAGACGACTGCAAACCGGAACGGCACGACATTCACCTTCAGTTGCGTTCAGGATGAGCCTACTGTTTATATAGCGGAAATGGAAGATTTGGAAGCGTAAAAAGAAGGCTTATTCCATGTTTGACGGTATCCGGTGTCCTTGGGTACCGTTTTTTTTGCGCTTTTCTTTGCGTAAAAAAGTTATATGAACGAGACGGTTATCACACTATTCGGCAGTATTGATCAGTATTGGTACAATAAGAATTATCTGAAATACTTTCTGGACAAAGCAAAAGGCCAGCCCGTACGTTTGAAGGTTTCCAGTCCGGGCGGTGATGTTGCGGAAGCGGTTGCTATGTCCAGCCTTATGGCCGAGCACGGTAATGTGACGGTGGAGTTTATCAGCTTCAACGCTTCGGCGGCCACTATACTGGCATTTGGTGCCAAGTCCATTGAAATGCACGAGGATGGTATGTGGCTGGCACATAAGTGTAGTCTGGGCATTGACATTTGGGGGCATCTCAATGCCGATCAGATTGAAGGTGCTATCAAGGAACTGCAAAACAAGAAAAAGAGTGCCGAAGCCATTGACCTGATGATTGCGCAGAAGTATATCAACCGCAGCGGGAAAAGTCTGAAGGAGATTATTACCCTGATGGAAGAGGAACGTTGGATGCCTGCTACCGAAGCCAAGGAATGGGGATTCATAGACAAGATTATTCCCGGCGCCCATAAAAAGCCGCAGGTGACTAATGAAATAACCGATTGCTTTACCGCACTCGGTCTGCCGTTACCGGTTGTTGCTTCAGAAGAGAAGCCAGAACCGGAAAGCTGTGACAAAAGCCTGGTTTCCCAGATTATCGACGGTATTAAAGGGTTATTTCCTACCGGTAACAGAACTGACATATCCAATTCAAATACAGTTATTTCCATGCGTAAAGAATTTACTTTCATCAACCAGGTCCTCAACTGCGAAGGTGTTGAGGAAAAAGACGGTAAGATGCAGCTTACCGTAGAGAACCTACAGGCCATCAATGATGCCATCAAGGCTGCCAATGATGCGAAAACCAAGGCAGAAAATGATCTGACGGCTGCCAATACCGCCAGGGAAACAGCCGAAGGCAGTCTGACAGCAGTTATAAATGACCTTGACAGTCTGAGTGACAGTGTCAAGAATGCCGCCGACAACAAGGCGAAGGTACAGGTTATCCGTGACATTGTCACCCGGATACCGGGAACGGGTACGGTCAGCCATCAGGAAGCGAACGAAGACAACAGGTTCGCGGACATTGCTACAGACCCTATCAACAGTTTTGAGAATGAATAACATCTAAACAATTCTATTTATGGATTTTAAAGCACCTATTGACATTACCGCCGTTCTGACCGCGGTAAAAAAGCACAAGGACATCCTGAAGGCGGTCGACAAGCTCGACGCTTCGGAGGTCTTGAAACATTTCACTCCGGTACCGGGCATTACCGATTCCCTTGAACTGGGCAAGGTGGAGGGCGGAAGCATCTCCGGCAAATATACCGGCAAGTTCACGGCCGGCAAGTACCTGGGCAAGATTGTTCCCCGCCGCCTGGTAGTGCGTCCCGTTGTGATGGAGATGTCTGATGAGCCGGAACGTTACCGCCGTACCTATATCGCTGAAGTTCCTGGTACACTCCGCAAGGAACATCCATTCGAACTATGGCTGATTAATCACGGACACGAACTGGCGTCCAATGACCTGCTGTTTGCCATTTTCACGGCAAAATACAGTGCGGATGAAGAAAAGACGGATATTCAGGACTCTTTCGACGGTATCGGTACCATCATCACCGAAGGCGAGGCAGTCGGAGACATCTCCAGCGCTGAGGGTAACGTTTATACCACCGGCGAGTTGACACGTGCCAATATCGGAGAGAAACTGCTGGAAATGTGGCGTCACATGCCGCGTACCTTCAAGCGTAAGAAGAACATTAAGATGTTCGTTTCCGATGATTTGGGTGACATGTACGATGACTGGCGCAAAGATGAGGGTACCATCGTTATCGGACTCAAGGAAGACACTTCTGATACGCAGCATCTTCTCGGTTCCAACAACCGTTGTGAGCTGGTACGTGTTCCGAATCTTCCCGACGGCAGTCAGTTTGTCATGCTGACCACCAAGGAGAACGTATGCTACGGTTTTGATAAGGAAAGCGACTTCAAGTCTATCAAGCCGTTCATGTCGGGTAACCCCTATACGTTCGATGCTGCCGGAAAGTATCTGATTGGTTTCCAGTTCGTATCCGTACACAAGTCCGAGTTCTGCGTCAATGACCGTCCGGTGGATCCTGAAGGAACCAATCCGTTCGGATATATTGAGGTGACCATTGCGCCGGATGAAGCGGCCAACAACGGTGGAAAGTGGCGTATTCAAGGCGAGGAAATTTGGCGTGATTCCGGTACGTATGTGGCTGTTCCTGGTGGCAAGGAATATACCGTCGAGTTTCTGGAAGCTGCCGGATATACCACTCCTGCCGTGCAGAAGAAGACACCTGCTGCGGGCAAGGTGGAAAAAGTGACGGGCACCTATGTTGTTAAATCTGAATAAATCCTGTGACTATGGCAGAAGTAGACCCTAAATTATGTATTGCTCTTGATGATATCAATGAGGCAATGGACTGCGAGAACCAGGACAACATGGGCGGTATTATACCGTCCGTCATCTTCGGTTATCATGCGGATGTAGCGACCTGGCCGGACTATCCTAAAAAGAAGGAATCCCCTCTTTCTCTTGAAGAAGCCGGTACATTGGTCGGTGACCTTGTTATGAAGGAAAATTGTCGTGCATACAAGATGGATTTCACTGACGAGTTGGCCGAGTTCAAGATTACCGACCAGGGAGAAAGCGGCGGCGAATCATATTTGATGGATCTGAATATCATTTCTGCCAAAATGCGGAAAAAGATATTCGGTTTCGAGAACGCCACCAAAGGACGCAAGATGTTCTTTATCGTGACCGACAACAACGGCACGAACTATCTGATGGGCGACAAGCGCCGCGGTGCTCTGCGTGCATCAGGTGACGGAGCCACTACCGGGGCAAGCTCCACAGCCCGCAACCAGAACACACTCCATTATACTTTTACGGCGCCACGCAAATGTGTGTATGAAGGAGATACGGAAGACCTTCTCACCGTAAAAGCGGCCTTAAAGGAATAATCCTCTGTTTTCTCATCGAATTGTTTTCTGTGCCCGTCTCTCTTTGGCAGAGGCGGGCATTTTGTTTTGTCCTATCCCGGCAACGGAAATCGCAATAGCTTTGTGTATCATTAAAAATCAACGTACAATGTCAAAGATTACAGATAGCTACATTGAGGCACGCAGGGACGGCATCAAATGGCTGAACTCGCAGAAACGGGATTACAGTGCCGGTGTGAATATCCTTACCCGTTCCGGGTATAAGGGTTTTGTCGCCGCACGTCTGGCACGTCAGGGAGAAAAACCGCATACCCGTGAGAAACTGGAGTATGAAATCCGTCAGATGATAAAGGTGTGGTATCATCCCGATGATCCGCGCTTTGAAGATGTGGATTTGGCGGATGATGCGGTACCGGGTAATGACGGGCGTCCCGAAACAGTTACAGAAGAAACGGCGGCAGCCATTGTTGCCATTGCGGAAAATGAACTGGCGCGTGAAGCGGATGAGCAGCCTGCATATCCGTCGGTTATTGCCAAAATCATCTATGATTTCCGTGAATGCTATAACGAGCGTTCACGCCAGCATCGGTTGCTTGCCGAGTTGGGTGAGACCAATACGCAAGCTGTATGTGCAGAACGCAAGGATATTATTGCTCGTATAGGTTGTCTCTCCAAACGCATGACTTTACTGGCAGCCGTCAAAAAGCAGTTTGAACAAAACAAGGAACTGCCTTCTGAAGAACAATTGGACGAACTCTATAAAGAGAAGAATGCCCCTAAAGAGCAGCTGGACACCGAATCGGACGATACCGACATCAGTGCTTTGTCGATAGAAGAACTGAAAAAAGCGAAATCCAACGCCAAGAGTAAGATAACTAAAGCAAAGAATATGTTGCTGTATTCTTCGGAGAGCAAGCCCAAAGACGGTAAAGAAAATCCTCTTCCTGATTGCCCGAAACGTGTGAAATACGAGAAGAAGATTGCCGACCAGGAAACATTGGTAGAAAAAATAGAATATAGATTGGCCGAACTGCAATAATGCTGGTATGTTGCGGTGATATGAATGAGATGCCGGCGAAGAGCATGAAGGACAATGTGCTCCCTCTTCGCCAAACGGATGCGGCAATTTCCGACCATGACCTGGTTGCGGAAAAACTGCTGCATCCGGATGCCATGGGGATGTTGGTACCCGGCAGGGACAAACATTTCTATTCTTCAGGGGCATTCAATCTTATTCAACTGATTTTCTATATTCTGAAACAGACCGGTCCGGCACATCTGCTGCTTACCACCTATTCCATATCCATGGACAGTATTGCGGCGCTTCATCGCAAGACGGAAGCGGGTGAACTGTTGTCGGTACGGTTTCTGATAGACAATCGGGTACGCAGCATCTCACCCAAACCATTCGATTATCTGGTAACTACATTCCCGGACAGTTACCGCTGCCTGGCGTTGCACGCGAAGGTAGCATTACTATATAATGAGAATTGGAAGATTACTGTAGTGGGCAGCCAAAATGCCACTCATAACCCGAAACTGGAACGTGGGATTATCCATACCAGCCCGGACATTTTTGATTTTGACTTTAAGATGTTAAATGATGAATTTGACGCAGCAGCAAAGTGATGAAATAGAGAAGATGGCATATCGTCTTATCCCACCAGGCTTGATTGCCATTAATATCGGTGTGGACGAAACGGATTTTACCCAAGAACTCCGAACTCAGGGTACTGAAATACGGGCGGCTTTCTATCGTGGGCATCTTCGTCAGATGGTCGAAGTACGTGAAGCAATCATCAAATTTGCCGTCAATGGCAGTAATCCGGCACAGCAGGAGCTGATTAAATTCTTTAAATCGCAACAGCGGTATCTTGAGTATGAGTAGTAATTTGACAGCATCCAAAAGCAAGGCCGCACTGGAGGAACAGTCATACGACCTTATACAGCAACATATCATTGACCCTGAGAACAGTCCGTTACCGGAACATTTACAGGTGCAGTGTAACCGGGTGTTGCAGATAGCCCGCCTTTTGGACGATTATCCGAACGAGAGCCATATTATCAATATCATGCTGGCAAAATACCGTATCTCACGTACACAGGTGCGTAAGGATATCGCCCTGGCAAAAGAACTGTTCAAGACACAGCATCAGTTTGATTGGGATTTCTGGTTTGCCTGGATGATAAAGGACCAAGTACAACTTATCCGGGATTGCAAGCTCAAGGGCGACCTCAAGCAATGGAACAATGCCAAAAAAGTGCTGCATCAGATGATTGGCGAGAAACCCGCTTCGGTTGAGGACCCGCGCCGCATGGAGAAGAATGTTTTCTATATTCAAATCAACAGCATGGGGCAAAAGGTGGATATTCCTTTGGATGCCATCCGCAATCTCTCACAGGAAGAGCAAAAGGTTTTGGTGGATTCGATGTACACACCCATTGACGATGTACAGGCTGAAGAAATTATGAACTCATAAATATATGGAAATATGATTGATACATTGATTGTTACAATTGTGATGTGCATTGATACCTGTAACCTCTCGCCGGTACAGCATTCAATTCATTCCGCATTTCGTGAACTGAATATAAAAGAGGCTGTCATCCGGGCCGTGGAAGATACCCGGCAACGGGAACAGAAAGCCGGTAAACCGTACTGGCATGTAAGAAATTATTTGTTTGTCAATTCAAAATTCAGAAAACATTATGAAGAAATTAACCAATAAACGGCTTATCTCTTACCTGGTTGACCATAAACATATTGATATGGTGTCAGTCAGCAAGACACAGATTGTCTGTACCGTGTCCGCCAAGTTCAAACCGGATGAAGTGCCGCAGTTACTTGCGGACACTGGACAGTCTATGCCCCGTATGACTTCTTCCGAGGGCGTGAACTACATTGTATTTCCACGCTATTGATATGCTGGTGCAATGGACGAAAACGTATGGGAAGAGGTCATCAAGGTCAATCCGGCGCAGGCGGCATTCTTGGTAATGCCCTATAGGAGCGGATATGTTATCTATTCACGCGCCACGGGTAAGTCATTCATTACCGGCGCCGTGATAGATGACAATATCCGGCTTATGCCGCGTGGCATTACCACACTCACCCAGGCCACCATCGGCCAGGCGCTCACAAAAACGCTGCCTTCGGCTTTCAAGATGCTGGAGATGCTCGGTTACAAGCAATGGGACCCAGTCAGTAAGACCGGTGATTATGTGGTCTGCCGTCGTCCCATTGAGGGGTGGTACAAGCCTTATGAACACATCATGTCTTATGAATACGGCATCAGCTTCAGCAACGGACATATGCTCTATATACTTACCCAAGGCGGTAACAGCCGTGGACCGAATGCCGACTATAACATCACTGATGAAGCGTTGACGCTCGATAAGGAAAAATTCGACCGGGAAGCCGCGCCTACCAACCGTGGTAATGAGCATATTTTTGGGCGCAAATCGGAGCATCCAGTATTGAAGCATCATGGCAATACCTTCTTATCCTCCATGCCTTATACTCCGGAGCAGAAATGGCTGCTCGAACCTGCCAAGTATTATGAAGAGGAACGGGACATCCGTCTGTTTGATGTTTGGAATAAAATTGTGCGGTTACAGATGCAGCTTATTGATGCACGCATTGCCGGTGATGCGGGAATGTTCAAGGAAGTCTGGAATGAGACCGTCCGTCTCCGTCAAAGCATTACGCCGTTCGTCTCACGGGACGGCACGCTGTTTATCCTCGGCTCCATCTTCGACAATATCGCCAATGTGGGCATGAACTACATCCTGAACCAGTACAAGGTGATGGATAAACTTTCCTTCATGATTGAGATATTGAACTATATGGTGGATAAGATTGACAGCTGCTATTACCAATTGGATGAACGGCATGTGTATTACAACGCGACCAATGATGACTATATACGGGACTTTGCCGAGGATACTGGCTTCGATTGGAAACAGTTGGGCAATAATGATGACAGCCGTCGTGACCTGGATTGTAATCCGAACCAGCCGATAGAGCTGACACCCGACTGGGGGTCCGCTGCCTCGTTCCTGGAAGTTGCCCAGGAGCGCAACTATGACTTTGTAACAAAGCTGTTGACGCATGAACCGGTGGACAACAATATCAACGAGTTCTTCGTCAAGCGTGATGAAGAGGACGATACCATGGTGAACGCGCTGATGGATAAGTTCTGCCACTATTATCGTAACCATATCAACAAACACGTACACTATTACCGTGACCGCTACGGGGACGCACGTCGTGCCAACAACAAAAAATCCTACAATGAGCTTGCAGTTGAGCGCCTGGAAAAACACGGATGGACGGTGGAGCAGCACACCCATGCAGGTATGGAACCGCCACAACATGATAAGTATCTGCTCTGGGCTTCCATTCTGGCAGAGAAAGACGAGCGGTTTCCGAAGAAGCGTTTCAACGGTTCGAAATGCAAGTATACACTCATCTCCATGAATAACACACGTGTTATTGAAGACCGTGAAGGACGTTTTGCCAAGGACAAGCGCAGTGAGCGCAACCAGTCCGTTCTTCCGGAAGAAGCCACCAACTTCGGCGATGCCGTGGATAAGCGTGTCTGGACGAAGTACGGGCACCTGCTCAGGCAGGCTTACGGGTTCGTAGATGCACGCATCTGATTTTCCTTACATACATTCGCAACGGCAATCGCAATGGATATGGCAGGACTTGCAATCTTTGCAAAGACAATCACAGCCTTTGAGGACAGGATACTGTACTGAATAAACGTCCGAGGGGGTGTGCCGCCTATCATATTTCCTTGTCTCTTGCGTTTCTTTTTGCGTTTTGGGATAGGGCGCGGTTGGGAGAAACGTCCGTTTCTCTTTCCATTCGGATGGAAAGCGGGTGTTATGTGTTCATATTTAGCGGAATATCTTTTTAATAACATTCATTAACTATTTCTTTGGTGCGCAAAATTCGTACCGAGAAAGCTGGTAATAAATCTGTTTTCTCGGTACGGATTTTGCGCGTTTAAGCGGTAAGAAGCAGCGGCTTCTTGGGTCTGTTCGCATCCATGCAGGTACGCCCGGTATTGTCTATTCAAAGGATGTACCGGGCAGAGCGGTATAGTTTTCAACTATGTATTGCAGGCTGTTTCCTTTTCTGATTGTCGCCCTTTATTCTCTGTCTCCTATCACTACGCAGTTTCGCTTTTTTGTGCTGCAAAGGTAAATGTTGACGTCACTGGCTCAAGTTCAGGCTGGCGTTTCATAAAAAATCTCCACCATTTGGGTAGTATTCAAGCCGTTCCGGTTTTCTGAAAAACTTGCTCCTGTTCCTTACAACACCTTTTGATGCAGCGTAAAAAAGGCGAAACATACCGCGTAGCGACAGGCGACGCAGAAAAAAAAAGCTCCAATCAGGGAAACAGCCAAATGAAAAGGCTCACACCCGGAAGCTCAAGGTTCAACATAAAATTTGCAGCATTATGAAAACATTCACTTACAAACAGGCTATCGAGGTTTTGAACAAGTATTTCAAAGGATACAAGATATTGAGGAAGTTTGACGGTATCAGGGAACTAAGCATTCTTTTTCGGGATGAGAACGGGAAAAAGTGGGAACTGCTTTCAACGGCCGACCCCTATTTTCAGACGGTAGAGGATTTTGTAATCATAGAGGCTTAATATTTTAATACATAACATCTTAATAAATGGAATTATGAAAAAGGAAAGAGACGAGAAGAAAGAACGCGAAACACGGCTTCTGAAAAGGCAGCAGTTAAAAACATTGTCGCAGTCTTTGGTTGCCCGCAGGGAGATGGGCGAATACATGGGCAACGAGGATGATACGGTAAACGGTCTATTGCGGTTTTACTACGCTTGCAAAGGATACACCAACCTAAAGACTTTCAAGGAGTGGAAAAAGGAAGGGTTTACCGTTCGTAAAGGTGAAAAGGCACTGCTTATATGGGGAATGCCCGTTGCATCGAAAGCAGAGCGGGAACGCATCGAGGAACTGAAAAAACAAGGTCGGGAAGAGGATGCGAAAGAGGACTTTTTTCCGTTGTGCTACCTCTTTGCGGAAAGTCAAGTACATAAGTTGGAGAAATAGATTAATCACTATTATATAAATCATTAATTATTAACTTTTTAAAATTTACAAACATGGAAAAAGAAGTAAAAACAATCGGTGAAGAATTGACAAAAGCAGTAGAGACAATGAAAGAAGCTGGTAAGGCAGGGAAAGAAACCGCAAAACAACCCGTGAAAGAGGAGAAGCCGGCCGATACACCCACCAAGGGTAAAGGGAAAAATTCTAAAAAGAATGAAGCGGCCAAGCTGCAAGAGGAGATAAACCGTAAGACAAAAGAGCTGGAGAAATGTCTGGCCGACCTTGAACGGAAAAAAGAGATTTCCCGCAACCGTACCGCATTTATCAACGCTATGGATAAACTCGATGAAGCAGCGGATAAATTGAAGCAGGAAGATACGTTTGAAACGGCGGTTTATAAATTGCGGTTTGCGGAAGCTTCGGGCTATGGCAGCAACAGCGATATTTTTACAATCTCCAACCGTTTTCTATTGGCGGAGTTCATTAAGTTTATGCAAAAGAAAATTCAGCAGAAAATCGAAGAGTTGGAGCAGCTTTTAATCAGTGAATAATAAGTACAGGATAGCCCGCTTTCGGGCGGGCTGCCTTTAATAAAATACGGATATATGGAAACTTTGTTTGATAGTGCTTGCCGCTACATGAGCGACAGCGAACTGATATACGAGATAACGAACAGTAAGAAACTTGTTACCGAAGCGGAACGGCAAGGCGGGGAATATGATTTGAACGGATTGTTCTCCTCGTTGACGCCCGGCCGTAAAAAAGTGGCTATTGAACTGTACAAACGGTTGCAAAGCAGGCATAACGGGCAGGACGCCATCCGTTGCAGTCAGGATATAGATGCGCTTATACACCCGTTTTTGTGGGATTTGCCGAATGAGGAACTTTGGGTGATAGCCTTGAATACTGCTGCAAAGGTGATAAAGAAAGTACGGGTTTCGGTTGGTGGCATAAGTCGGACAGCAGTAGACGTGCGGTTGATAATGCGCATTTTGGTGGAAGCATCCGCAACGCAGTTCGCTGTCGTACATAACCATCCGAGTGGGAGCAAGCACCCCAGCAGGGAAGATGAAAATGTAACGGAACGTTTGAAAAAGGCGGGTACTCTGTTTGATATTCATATGATAGACCATATAATCATAGCAGGAGATACCTATTACAGCTTTGCCGATGAGGGACGCTTATAG